AGAGGCCGATACCAGCACCGATGGCACGTTTCAGGGAAGCCGGAATAGCATCCACCATCATCGAGCGGATACCGGTAGCGGAGAGGATGATGAAGATGAAACCTTCGATGAGGACAGCCGTGAGTGCCATCTGCCAGGGATAGCCCATGGTGAGGCAGACCGTGAATACGAAGAAAGCGTTCAGACCCATGCCAGGAGCCAGTCCGAAAGGTTTCTTGGCATAGACCGCCATCACGAGTGTACCTACAATGGCAGCCAGTACGGTGGCAGTGAACACAGCGTGTGTATCCATGTAAAGGGCACAAAACGAAGCGTATATAAAGGAATAAGACGAAAAATGAGGTAAAACGATGAATGACAGAGAGTTACAGAGATAGAGAGGAAAAGAGGGCGCAAAACGAAACGTTTACATAGCTTTAATTTTGGTTTAATTTTGGAGTGCCTGGAGATAGAAAAGATAGGGCGAAAGTTTACATAGGGTTTACATAGGGTTTACATGGGGTAAATGATCTGTTTGGGGATCTGAGGCGCTGGGGTGCTTTGAGGCGGGCTGGATGACGAAGGAAAGATTGTAAGGGTGCGAAGGGGTGATGATATAGAGGCGGCTGTGAGCCGCTTTTTTTATGCCTTATGGTGAGGAAAAATGAAGGGTTTAGGAATATTTAAGACGTAAAAACATTCCAAATAATAAATATTTGGTATATTTGCAACCGATAACGAGGGCGATGCGCTTAGATGATGCGTGGCTCCCGATGTGGAACTTTAAACGATGAGAAATGGCAAAAGTAGTACACGTCCACCTGTTGGTGGGCAAGCATGAAGGACGGAAAGACTTCTATTTCAGTTCCATCTCGGCCGTATATACCGTGCTGACGGCTGAAGAGGTGGGTGCAACCAAGGGATATCTGCTCCACGCAGGGCTTGGGGGAAACGGGACGGTATGCACGAAACGCGCTATAATAAAGCAATCTACGCTTATTTCGGGTGGTCGAATGGGTGATGTATCAGCTGAGGAAGAATGAGGGCTTAGAACGCAATTTTCGGGGTATTCGGACGGTGTTCGAATGATGTTATAAGCCGGGGTTGATTTTGGGGGTATTTTTGGGATTGTTTTGGGTTATTCGGGGAGCTTTGCGGCTCCCCTTTTTCGTGCCCGAAATGGTCGATTTTGAGGTTAGGGGGTCAATTAGGGGGTCAACTTAGGGGGTCAAAATAAAAAACTTAGGGGGTCAAAAGTGGGTAAAACGGCATACCGATAGCTGGGGTAGGAAAACTACCACTTTTCGCACTTTATCTGTAGGAAACATACCCTTTTCAGACCTCGACTTTTGGCTCTTACACCTTATTATATATAGTATATAGGGGCTTTTTGGCCTATTTTCGTGCCTTCCTGGGGGAGGGGAAACACCAGAGGGGTACTTTTCGAGGGGAGGGGAACACCTGAGGGGCGCTTTTTGAGGGAGAGGGAGAATACCCGAGGGACACTTTTGAGGGTGTGTACCATCTTCCCGGAGCTGGGAAAATGATACGGGTCCTAAAGGTGGGTAAAGAACGAGGTTACTCCAAACGGATGATGCCTCTGACGAGGGCGATGGCGTGGAGGTATGATTTCTCCAGTTCGAACGGTGGGTACTTGGTGTTATCGGAGACGATGCAGATATGGTCCTCATCCTTGCCCGGCAGTACTCGCTTGATGATGGCACCCTGATTGGTATCGAGGACGTAGGTCTTGTTCCACTGGAAGAAGATGTCGTTCATCGGTATCTTCTGGCAAGCCACAAGGTCGCCAGAGTAGTATGTAGGCTGCATAGAGTCGCCTTTCACACGAATGAGAAAGTCGGCTCCTTTGAAATCTGGGATCAAATAGTGTTCGCATTCATACTCCATGAAGGAGATATCGGAGGTGAATGCGCCCGCCATAGCGCTGGTAGGTATGAGTGGGATGCCCTCCATACTTCCCTCCGGTAGTTTCTGGATCCGAGAAGAACACTCGCTATTTTTCTCTGATCTTCTCTGCTTTTCTCCAGATTTCTCTGATCTTCTCTCCTTTTCTTCAGGACATGATGCCTCATCAGCGCCGGAAGTACTCGTTTTGAGCATAGGCCCTTCGCCTGCGAGGAGCCATGAAGCAGAATAGTGGGGATAATTTTCGACAATTTTCTCCAACCATTTAGCTTGTATATCCGTACCATTTGCAATAGCACGAGATAAAACACCCTTACTTGCTCCTATAGAGCGCTCAAAAGCACCGATAGTTATCCCCTCATTAGAGGCTATTTGCTGTATTTTTGTTAAAATGTTGCCCATAAAGTGAAAATTATCCCCAAAATATTTGGAGGGTTGAAAATTATTTCCTATCTTTGCACCGTGTTTAAGATAAACACCGCGCCAAAGATACTAAAAAAGCGCGAGCTGGGCAAATTTATGAACTTAAAAAACAATAACGATGGAAAATGTAGAGAAGGCTTTTAATGGCCTTGGCAGAACAAAGAAAGTGGAGTTTATCTCCAAGAACATCGAGCTTGCATCATCAAGCGCAGTTGCAGACTATGTGAAGGGATATCTCTTCGATGTGCTCAAAGATGTGGATGATGATGAGTATGTAGCGACTTACCTTCGAGGTAAGGGCTATAAGGTTGAGAAGAAATAGAGTGTTTAACAAATGGAGGAGATGATAGGTTCTCCTCCTGAAAAAAAGAGATTAAGATCATGACAAGCAAGAGAACATCAAAACGCATGAAGCGTTTGCTCGAGAACATCGCACAGGCAGAAGGAATTGATAACACTCTTCCTGATACAGAAAAGCTGAAGATGTTTCTTGATGGCAGAATAAACGTGAAGGACATCGAGACGGGCGAGCTGCTTAACCCGTATCTTTTCGAATGGGCACGCAAGATAGATGGTAAGTATTACGATAAATTCCCAGTCTATCAGGTTATTTACACGAATGGTGTTCTTCGACGTAAGTATCTCCCATATAATACGCAATGTAGTCGCCAATAATACCGAAGAGGTGATAGATGGCAAGAATCTTTTGCTGACCTGCTGATATAGAGATTGTGATGCGGGCTTTGTAGGGAGCTTTGCTGATTATTTCGATTTTCGGCTTGCATCCTCCAAAGGATTCAGACAGAGTACTGATGATATTAACCGCAGGCTTGATCTCATCTAAGAAGGACTCTTCTGAGAAGAACTTTGCATTCGGTGCAATTTTGTAAATAGCAGTATATGTAGCCATAATTAATATAATTTATAAGTGAAACATGTATTTCGATGCAAAGATAAGCATTTTGAGCGAAAAATACTTAATGTTTGCCATAAGTTTAGTTTTCAAAGGGTAGAAAGAATCAGGATTAACAACGAGCCGGGCAACGTTTCCCGGCAACTTGGAGGTAGCTGGGATGCAGGGCGCACGGAGTGAGCGACAGGGATTAAAGGCACGGATAAGCTCACATGATAACTGCATAGTAACATTAGGAAAGAAAGGCGGTTCGACTCCGCCTTCCTCCACCATTAGAAAAGGATTATAATATTGTTAGAATATGAAAAGAGCAATAGACGTAAGCACGAAGGTACGCGAAGGAATACGCAAGACCTTCAAGGTGTCGGACCAGTCGATATGGCTTGCCCTCACCTTCGACCCCAAGCGGGGAGAAAGCGACAAGGCGAAGCGCATACGCCAGTACGCCAAGCTCAACGGCGGCGTGGAGATTGTGGTGGCTGAGAAGGATGACACCCTACTCTTCGACCACGAGGGAAGCTTCAGACAGTACTTCACCAACGGGGCGATACTGGAGTTTGACAAGAAGACCGGTAATGCTATCATTCATTACAACGGAAAGAAGCTGGTATCTGTAGATGATGTCATGGTACGTGAGATGAATCAGATCCAGACTCTTGCAGGCGGCTTGCATCCGGGGAAAAATTCCGAAGCGGCCTGCTTTCTATGTTTGAAGGCATGTTATGATAACAGAGTAAAAATAGGAGGATAGAGCTGTAAAGGTAAAAAAGTAAAAAGGTAAAAAGGTAAAAAGAGCCTTCTTGCTGAATCATTATAAAAAAAGAAGAATATGGACATCACTTTGTATTTGGTTATCAATATCGTCTGCCTGACGGTTGGTATCTGTATGGGTAGAAACTGGGATTATTTCACCAGCGAAGAATAAAGAAAGGTTATAGTTATGGAATATTACGGCAATACACTTTGCATATCTGCACCAGAACTTATCGAGACGGGCATCATTACCCAATCCAATTATAAGGCGATGGCTGCAAGAAACCGCATTAACGTGGTACGTCGAGGCGGTGGCGCAAAAGGAAATACAGCTCTCGTTGAAGTTGATAGCCTACCTGTAAAGTATCGCCTTAAACTAGAAGCGGTTATTCCAAGCGGCAATATGCCTAGAATAAAAAAATGGCTTAAGGAAAACTTTTGCATAGACTCCAAAGCTTCTGAGTTCTTTTTCGATAAGGACCTAACAGTTGAAGCGAAGGCGAGATGCATAGCAAATGCGTCAATGCTAAGATGTTGTATAAAGCTTTATTATCATGGTATATATTGGCAGCCGTTAATGGGAGATAAGTTCGACTGGATATCTTTGGCAGATGCTGTAAAAGAGCTAAGAGCCGATTGTGATCATAACTTGCCGGTATCTCCTTCGAGACTTCGCGAAAAGATGAATTTGTTCGAAAGAAATGGCTGTGCTTGTCTCGTAAGTGGCAAGTACGGAAATCAAAACGCAAAGAAATTATAGCTATGGAATATTACGGCAATACACTTTGTGTATCAATAAATGACCTTGTAAATCATAACGTCATGAGTTACGAGTGTTATAAGTCAATGTGCCGCCGGAACAGCCTTAATGTCATGCGGCAGGGGAAAGGGGCAGGCAATATTGCATTAATTGCCGTAGATAGCCTGCCCACGAAATATAAGGAAGCTGTAAAAAAAGTGTTCCCCGGTGGTCCCGAAGTAAGGCTGCGAGGATGGATAACTTCCAATTATGAGGTGGATCAGCACGCCATGTGCTACTTCCAGAGCAGGCAGCAGACGGGGTTGGATCTCACGGCAGAGAAAATCATAGAGTATGTGACGAACGCCTCGGTGCTCAATACCTGCATCAAGCTCTACGAACGAGCATCTGCCTACCGTAAGCTGATGGGCGAACGCTACGACTGGGATATGATGGCCAAGACCATCAAGGTGCTGAAGGAGACTTATCACCATACACTCCCCGAATCGACACTGAGATTCCGAAAGAAGGTGAACGAGTACAAGGCGGGCGGCTACGGCGTACTGATCAGTGGTAAGTTCGGCAATCAGAATACCCGAAAGGTGGATGTGAAGACCGAAAAATTAGTGCTTGGCCTGCAATGCCTTCCTAACAAGCCACTCAACTCACAGGTGAAAGACCTGTATGATGCTTTCGTATGTGGCGAGCTCGACGTATATGATATTCAGACGGGCGAGCTGTTCAACCCGGAGGATTTCTGCGACAAGGACGGAAACCCGAAGAGTTTGAGCGACAGCACCATCCGCAACATCCTGAACAAGCCTAAGAACAGGCTTATCTGGGATAAGAGCCAGCTGAGCTGGAGCACCTTCATGCACGAGAGTATGCCTCACATGCACCGCCATGCCGGAGAATACTCACTGAGCCAGATAACCATGGATGACGTGGACCTGACCCGCAAGCTGAAAGATACGAAACTGAGGGTGAAAGCCTACTATGCCTACGACTCGGTGAGCCAGTGCGTGATAGGAGCCAGTTACTCCAGGGACAAGGACCAGAACCTCGTGAAGGAGTGCTTCCGGGACATGTTCCGCCTGATAGCCAAGCACGGCTGGGGCATTCCGGCAGGTATTGAGGTGGAGAACCACCTGATGTCGGAGTATAAGTACACCTTGCTGCAGGAAGGAACGGTGTTCAGCTATGTACGCTACTGTGCGCCTCTTAACTCACAGGAGAAGCAGGCAGAGAACCTTAACGGAGCCAAGAAGCGCCGCATCATCCACCGCAACCACGTAGGTATCGGCCGATTCTACGGCAAGTGGAAATACAGAGTGGAATCCAAGAAGATAAGCGACGCAGGAAATGATACCTGGGAAGACAAGCAGTATTACTCATTCGATGAGCTTGTGGCGGATGACCGCCGTGACAACTACGAGTGGAACCATACGCTGCACCCTAATCAGAAGAAATACCCTGGTATGACAAGATGGGATGTTCTGATGGAGCATATCAATCCGAACCTGCGCCCGTTTGATGCCATCACCCTTGCCCGATATATCGGCGAGAAGGTCGAGACCTCGGTAAGACGCAATTCTACGGTAAGAGTGGCCTATGAAGACTGGTGGCTGAGCAAGCCCGAAGTATTGGAGCGCTTAGCGCCAAACAACTACAAGGTGACCGCTTACTATCTGCCGGATGAGGACGGGAAGCCGCAGGATGTGTTCATCTTCCAGGGCGACAGATTCATCTTCCAGGGCGACAGATTCATCGACCAGGTGGAGAAGGTAGAAACCTACAACCGAGTGATGGCAGAACAGACCGAGGAAGACCGCAGGAAGTTCTATCATCAGCAGAAGAAGGTAAGGGAGTTCAATACCTACGTAGATAACAACATGGTTCCTGCTCTCGGAACGATGGAGGCTGAAAGGGACGTCGGCACGACCGGCGGTCAGACAGATGAACCGGAAGAGATAAAAGAACTTACTGCAGATATGCCAGACACGGAGCCAATAGACGTCTTTACGGACGACGAAACCGAGGAGGATATCCTGCAGCGTGCAATCGACATGATATAAACTTCAAAAACTTATGGCAATGATAACAACAGAACAGAAAAAGAAGATTTTGGCGGCGATGGCCCAAGACCGTGTCCGCTTCGACAGTGACAGTAAGCACGCCAAGGTGCTCGGTTTGGCCACCTCAGTTTATTCCATGGTCAAGCAGGGACAGACAGACCGAACCATCAGCGACGGCAACTGGATACGCCTGGCCAGACGCTTGGGTGTAAGTCTGCGCCACGAGATAGAATGGAAGACGGGCAAGACCGACACCTTCCTCATCGTGACGAAACAGTTGGAGACCGCACAGAGTTCCGCTCTCTCGATGATCCTCTGCGACGAGCCTAATATCGGCAAGACCTACACCGCCAAGTATTACGTACAGAGCCACAAGAACGCAGCCTATATAGACTGCTCGCAGGTGAAGACCAAGCGCCGCCTGATACGCAAGATAGCGGCAGAGTTCGGACTTGACAGCAAGGGAACCTACGGAGACGTATATGAAGACCTCACCTACTACCTCCGCTCCATCGACTCACCGCTTATCATCCTCGACGAGGCAGGCGACCTGCAGTATGAGGCATTCCTGGAACTGAAGGCGCTCTGGAACGCCACCGAGCACTGCTGCGGCTGGTATATGATGGGAGCCGACGGACTGAAGGAGAAGATCAACCGAAGCATCGACTGCAAGAAGGTGGGCTATACCGAGATGCTGAGCCGCTACGGTGGTCGATACTGCAAGGTGACACCTGACGACGGTAAGGAGCGCGAGAAGTTCCTGATGAAGCAGGCTGCCATCGTGGCAAAAGTGAACGCCCCGGAGGGATATGACATCGCCACCATCGTAAGACAGACCCGAGGCGGACTGAGACGAGTATATACCGAGATAGAGAAACTGAAAATCTCTTAAAGGGCTTTTAAAGGTAAAAAAGTAAAAAGGTAAAAAAGTAAAAAGAGCATTCTTGCTTTTTAAGATAAATATGGCAAAAAGAGCATACAGTCCCAGGGAGATACTGAAGATGACTTACAAGCCGATACCCTGGGACGGAGAATGGGAGCGGTGCTTCGGGCAGCCGGATATGTATGATACCTGGTTTATCTCGGGACCTTCGGCTGGTGGAAAGAGCAGCTTCGTGATGCAGCTCGCCAAGAAGCTTTGCGAATACGGCGTGGTGCTCTACTGTTCTTATGAGGAGAAAGTGAGCATGAGTTTCAAGGAACGTATCGAGCGGTTTCACATGGAGGAAGAGCAAGGCAGGTTTAGGGTTTGCGTGGATTCAGATATCGACAACCTGAAAAGAATGCTCAAGCAGCGCAAGGGTCCGAAGTTCATCATCGTGGACTCCTTCCAGCTCTCGCACTGGGAATACGCACGGGTGGAAGCCTTGGTGGACGAGTTTCCCCGAAAGAGTTTTATCTTCATCTCTCAGGAGGCAAAGAGTCAGCCATTAGGCAAGCCTGCAGTCAGGCTGAAGTTTATGGCAGGTGTGAAGGTGAGAGTAGTCGGATATGAGGCAGTCTGCCAGGGGCGATATATCGGAGAAGCCGGTGTCACCTTCAAGGTGTGGGAAGACGGACTGATACAAGCATCTAATAATATTTGAGATTATGGAAGAGGTAGTAAACGAAAATCATGGAATACATCAGGAAGAAGACGAAAGACTTTTCTTACCTGGACCAGTCGCAGATCTACGAGGAAATAGCGGGCAAGGTGTCCGATATGAATGCAGACGCGATGAAAAATGAATACCTGAACAGTATGGACTATATACTCGACGGGATTTGATTTAAAGGTAAAAAAGTAAAAAGGTAAAAAAGTAAAAAGATAAAGACAAGGCAGCACGTTGCTGCGACAAAATTATAAACTAATAATAATACTTGTAATTATGAAGAAATTGTTTTTTGCCGTTAAGGCATGGTGGAAGAAAGTCTCAGAAGAGGCTCACCGCCAGAAGGTGCTCAAGCATGAGCGAAACATCAAGCGAGAGGCGCTTAGCCGCTTGCAGGCGAGAGAATTTGAGGGCGAAATATACCTCTGTTTCGATAACGTGCCGATTATTCAGGAGGTGGACCTGGTTAGCGACTTGGGCAGTGTTCTTACGGATGCCCGTGAGCATTACTTAGAGTACCGCCTTCTGAACGACGGAATGATGACTGTTCAGTCTTAGAGGTAAACGGTTTCGTAGATGTAGGAACAGCATTAAAACGGCTTTCGAATGATATACATAGTACAATTTAAAGGGAAATACGGATGGCAGGATCAGTTAAGAACTACAGGCGTTTTTATGCCGCCTTCAAGAAAGTACCGCACTATGGAGATGAGGAAGAGCAGAAAGAATCCCTCGTCTCAACGTACACGAAGGGTCGCACCTCACATCTTCGCGAGATGACGACGAGAGAATATACCGACATGTGCAAGGCTCTCGAGAACATGTGCGGGTATGGAGATCAGCGCAAGCGGCACCGCTCCATCTGCCTGCATCTGATGCAGGAGTTGGGAGTCAACACCGGAGACTGGCAGCGCATCAATGACTTCTGCTCTCACCCGAGAATATGCGGCAAGGTGTTTGCCCAGTTGGATATCTCTGACCTCGAAGCTCTCGAGCGTAAACTAAGAGCTATCAAGCGCAAGGGAGGACTTGGGAGGGAAGAAGAAAGAGTGAAGAGCAGAGAATCCTCTGGAAGTAAAGAACAAAATATTAATCAATCACAAGTAATACTATTAGGTTATGGAAAAGAACGAAAAAATCAGCCCAGCTGAAGGCAATACTCAGCAGGGGCAGTTTGATATCTCATCATTGAGTGACGAACAGAAAGAGGCGCTCCGCCAGCAACTCAACGCAGAGGCTAAGAATGAGCGTATCGACAAGCGTGATGCCTACGAGGGTCTGCGAGCTGATTTTATGCACCGTGTGGAGGAAAATCTTATCACGGTGATGTCAGATACCAAGAGCTTTAAACAATGGCTTGAGCGCGAAGTGGAGGCATTCACGTCTATCATGAGACAGTACGGACAGGTAAAGAACGACGATCAGCGCAATTACACCATTACGGACGGAAACTTCCGACTCCTGGTGAGCTGCAATAAGGTGAAGGGTTTTGATGAGCGTGCAGACCTTGCAGCCGAGCGCCTTGTCACCTTCCTGAAGGAGTACATGCAGAGAAGCGAGAAGGGACAGAACGACCCGATGTACCAGTTGGCGATGACACTCTTAGAGCGCAACCAGTCTGGAGATCTCGACTACAAGAGTATCAGTAAGCTCTACGAGTTGGAGGATAAGTTCAACGACCAGGAATACGCCGAAATCATGGCGCTTTTCAAGGAGTCGAATGTGGTACAGAAGAATGCTACCAATTACTACTTCTTCAAGCGTGATCCGAAGTTGGGCATCTGGCACAGGATGGAGCCAAGTTTCTGCCGCATCTTCATCGCACCGAAAAACGAGAAGGAGGCGACGGAGAAGGAAGGTTCTGAAGAAGAGTAGAAATAAAGAGACCATGTTATAACGTTTTGTAAATAGTAAGGAAGGGAAAGTTGTTTTGCGGAAATTTCATCAAAGGAACGGACTTAGCTACAAGAAACGGGTAGCTGACATCAATGCGATATACGACGAATATGTCAAAATGGGCATATCCAATCGTGAAATCTGGAGGCGGTACATCTACCCGAAGTATGCCATCAGTGAGCGACAGCTATATAATATCCTGAATGCGAGTGCCGACCCTCGTAACGAGATTCCTAAAGACGACGAACCCTTCCTGAAGTTTGAAGGATGGGAATATTGAATGTTGAATGTTGAGTGTTGAATGTTGAATGGTAGGACATGGCAGGAAATAATGATTTATCGGTAGTGATCAGACATATTCTGAGTGATATCAGGGTGGAGGTCGGCGACGAGTTCGATAAGAACTTTGAGCGCCAGGGATTCTTTACCAAGGCATGGGCAAGACGGAAAAGTCCGATAAGAGGCGACGGGCATATCCTCGTAGCCTCGGGCGACCTGAGAAAAAGCGTTCAGAGCCGGAGCGATGCTACTTCTATCACGTTCTTCTCTTCCTCTCCCTATGCAGCCATACATAACGAAGGTGGAGAAATCAAGGTAACGGAGAAGATGAAGCGGTATTTCTGGCATAAGTACTACGAAGCTTCGGGGTCGCTTGGCCGTAAGAAGAATGGCTCACTCCGGAACAATAAGAAGAACCAGCAACTCTCAGGTAACGCCGAGTTCTGGCGGGCGATGGCGCTGATGAAGGTGGGCAAGACCATCAAGATACCGAAGCGCCAGTTCTTGGGCATGGCCCCGGAAGTTGAGAGAGAAGTGACAAAGATTATCGAGGATGAGCTTGAGAAATACTTCAATCATCTTGATCTTAAAAAGTAGAAATCAATTAATACATCATAGATATGGATCCAAGAGAAAACTTATACAAGGATATCAAGAGGGCGATAGAAGACGGGGTGCCTGCCGTGCAGCATATAGACCTGTGGAATGAGAATGTCGCCTTTGCAGATGAGGAAAGTGAATGGAGTCGTCCTGCGGTGTTCGTGGAGTTCGGTACAATCAGCTGGGACGTGGTGAAGAATACAGACTTCGGGAGGTGCGTGAGAGGAAGTGGAGATCTCAGGCTCCACTTAGTGACCGACTGGAATGATGAAGCCTATCATGCCTCCTTCGAGATAGGAGAAAGTATCTGGAAAGCTCTGCAGGACATAGAGCCGAGGGCTGAGTATCAGGTAAGCTATCCCTATATGACCGGCACCAATCACAGCCACATGGAACTGCTCGAGAATGTGGATGTCTTTAGGGTAAAATATTTAAAAACGTGGTAAGATCATACGCTAAATATTATATTTCGATTGTTTTAAGTTAATAGGTTTATTTTTTTTAAACTTTTAAGTTTCATTATGTCGGATATGTGTGAAAACGAAGGGCTGTACCAAGCGTGGTGCAGCCCTTTTTCGTGTCTGTGAGGATTAGTGTAGTTCGTAGCTTCCATCAGAACCGGTGTCAGTACTATCGGAACCGTCGCCCTTATTCTCGGTGTTACCCTTGTCGTCTGGGTTTTCTTTATTGTCCGGATTTTCCTTATTGTCCGGGTTAGGTGTGTTGTCAGGATCAGTGTCGCCGCTCTGTGCCTTGGCTTTTCGCTTGGCTTCTGCCTGTTCGTTGCGGCTTGCTACGAAGTTGTAGGTAGCATCCTCCTTCAGGTTCTCGAAGAGCTTGCCAGGATTCCATACCACGTTTACCTTCTCTACACAGGTGTCTGGGTTGTAGTCTTTGGCGAGTTTCGTGCCCTTGCCATGCAGGGTTACGTAGAATTCTCCGAGCTTACCTAACTCCACTTTCTTGCCGGCAAGGAGCATTTCTCGCAGACACTTCACGGCCTTGCCGAGGATAGCTTCCACGTCTTCTGCATCGTATGTGCTGCCGTGGCTTGAGATGTGTTCACTGAACTTGCTGAGCGTCATCTTCTCGGTGTACTGAGCCACACCGAAGGCTTTCTTTGGGTCCTGCTTCTTGGCAGGGTTGCCCATCATTGCAATACTGTAATTGATCATTTACTTTTTAAGATTAAAATGTTAATATAATGGTGATAGAACACCGTCAGAATATCGTTTTGCATCCCTATAGGGACGAGGCTCCATCCCTAATAGGGACTGAGGCTCATCGGTAGTAGGGATGAAGGCTCGGCCTTAGTAGGGATTGGAATGGCATAATATTGTCGCCGTTTTGGCGTTATATATATCGTATAACTTAAAACATTTATAGATTATGACTAAATTTTCTTCGGAATTACTCGACGTGGCTATCAGTAGCTTCAAAACTGACGTATGGGTGCCAGGCGAAGTGTTATTCCACAATGCCCCAGAAGGCTTTGGTGATGCCATCCGCTTTCTTGTGAAGGAAGGCCTCCTTGAAGAGTCTCGCAATCACTACAAGATAACCTTTAAGGGTAAGACTCTTGTAGATAACGGTGGTTTTGTTGCTAAGTACCGCCGTGAGCGTATCCAGTTTTATAGTGTTATTATCGCAACCGTTGTGGGCGTGATTAGTCTGGCGGTCTCTATTGTCGCAATCTTTCTTTAGATTTGCTACCAAGGAAACGGCAAAACAATGCCGTTTCCATTCGTTTTTTCTCTTTTCTTCTTCTTTTTTGTTCATATTCTTGCGAGTTTAAAAAGTTTATTGTATCTTTGCGGAGGAAATAGCTTCAACGTCCCAATGGTTCCTTCGACGAGCCGCGTGGATGTCTGGAGCTATTTCTTTTTAAAGGCGTTGTAAAGAGTTTCTTTTTTGTCTTTCCTTATCTCAGTCTTAAGCTGCCAAGTTTCGCCGCTGATTTCAATCTCATATTCATTGTACCCGGTGACACCTCTATCCTTTTTCTTTTTGATATTCCTTATATCTATCTCGGATGTCATATCCTTTACTTCGCCAAGAGGGCTGAACCGAACGAATCGGAGGTTCTCCAAATGCTGTGCTATCCATTTCTGCGCAGCGACCTCTTCGGCGGTCCTGGCATGATCCAGTCCGAGGCGTAGCGTCTTTCTGGTCTGGAAGTAGTTGCCTGTTTGCAAGCTTTCAGATTTCTTTGTGAAGTTTTCTGAAGACTGGAGCAGTTCCTTCTTACTTACACACGCTTCCGATTTATCTCTATCCAGGGCGCAATTTTGTACGAATTTACATGCAGCACATATCTCGTTGTCGGGGAGACTTAAAGTTAGTTTTCCTTTCGCCACATCGCAGTCATTACACCGCCTGATGGTGTAGGGATTGTAGTCGGGCATGGTTTTGCCCTGCTTGCCACTGTTGAAACGGAAGATGTTGTATCGTTCGCCGTTCATGGCCTCCTCGCCCCTGCTCATGGCCTCGCCGTGCTCAGTAGCTGGGTACTTTTGCTTTCGCACCTGTACCACGGTGCAGCGGCAGTTCCAGCCATTCGGCGGGTAATAGGTTTCCCAGAAAGAGTCGCTCATCGGGAGCGTTACCCCATCGAGGGCAGCATGTTCCGGGCGTACCTTGTCATCCTTGGCCGTGCGATACTGCAGATAGTATCGGTCGCCATCCTCGCTGAACTGTTCCCACTTTGCCGCCATGGTGGCAGAAGCCTGTACGAAGTTGTATTCAGCGTGCAGATAGTTGGCATTGTAGGTGTCGTTGATTTTCTGGACATCGTTCAAAAAGCGTTCGAACGGCTTTTTATCGCCATTCTCATCGAGCATGGAAGGAAAAGCCTCGTTGAGCTCGTGGAACGTCTTAATGCCCGAGAAGATATAATTGGAGCGGGTAAGACGCTCGCGCATCTTGTCGCTCATCTCTACCTTTTGGAAGCCGCCATCAAGGATGCCCGCATGGGTGGTAATGAATTCCTGCGCCTCGTCGCTTGCTAAGATGTTGATGTCGAGCTGCGCTCCCTTCTGACGGAAGAGGCCCTTCATCATCTTATTGAACTTACCAGTGAGCCGCGACTTGATCTCCTGCCACTGCTTGTCGCCCATGAGCTGGATAGCGTCGGGCACGTCCATGCCCTTCAGTATCTCCTTGTATCTCGAGTGTAGCCCCTCGTAAGCTTCGGGGCTCAGTCGAAAAAATTCTTCAGGTCCTTTTTGTTGTCCTTTGGGTCTTCCTTTGTGTCTTTCTTCGTGTCTGCAGGTTCGCTGCCGAAGAGTGAAGGCTGCTGGATGCGGTTGCCTACTGGCATATTGTACTTATCGGCAAAGTACTTGCCGTCCACCTCATATCGGTCGGAGATCATCTTCTCATACTCCATCTGCTGCTCCGGGGTATAGCTTGAACTATCATCCCATGCGAAGTGATAACCCTGGAGCGGAAAACCATGGCTGATCATGCGAGGGAAGAGCTGGTTGTTGATGGTGTTGGCGAGCAACTTGGCATCGCTCTCCACTAAGTTTTCAAACACCTTCAGGTGGGTCTGGCTCTGCGAGAGGCTACTGCCGTCCTCGATGGTCATGGTCTGACCGATGATAAGTTTTGAGATTTCAGAGTTGGCGCGATCTACACGCTTATCGTAAACATTGTATGCGTCGCTCTTGGCGCTTTCTACGATTTGAATTTCTGTACCTGTAGGCAGTACGGCATAGCCAGCCTGTCCCATGCGCTCCATCATGTCGCTGATACGGTCCACCTCCTTCCGGTCTCTGGATCCTGTGGTAGCAACACGCAGCGGCATACCGAAGATCTCGCTGAAGACGTCCCATGCTGCCAACACGTTCTTCTTTGGTATGCAGTGGAGCGAAGCTTTGAGGAAAAGTCCGAGGTCGTCGGGTCTGCCCACCTCGATGAGATTGCCGAACCATTCCGGCTCATGGTAGTCGATGCCAGTGGTCCAGTCTTGTCCGAGGTCGGTGATGACGCGGTGATGCTCCGGGATGACGTACTTACGATCTACTAACTTCACCTCATTGTAGGACAAGCATCCGTCGCCATCGGTTCCGAGGTCGCCCAACTCGATGAGTGAGTGTCCCCAGTAAGGAGTTGTAAGCACGAGACGACAGAACTCCACGAACCACTCCTGCTCGAGGAAGTGGTTGAGTTCTTCGGCTGGTGCTCCATTCTTGTCTTCTATCTTGAATGATCGCTCCATAACGAAGCCCTTGCGCTGGTCGATACAACCGGAGAGGTGTGCGTCTATCTCGGTGTCGCGATAGATGTCGTAGAGCGCCTGGCGGTTGGGGCTTTCCACGCTGATGGCGAGCTGCCAGGCACGTCTCCATTTCTTGATGTCGCCCTTGGTGAGCGCCTCGGTGGTGCGCTGTAGTTTGGCGATGATACTTTCTACCTGTCGGCGGTTGTTCTTGCCTACCAGTTCGATGTCACCATATTTAGTTCTCCAGAGCTGAGGTTTGCCAAGGAATGCTCTCCAGGCATCCTCTATGCGGTCTTTTGTTCTATTTATATTCATTTTCATTTAATGAGAAATTAGAAATGAGAAATTAGAAATTTTACCAGCTGTGGCGGTCGGGTCCGTTGCCGTATGCTAAGACTCCGCCTTGCGAGATGTCGCTGCCCGTTTCGTCTGTAGCGATGGGTAGGTCTGGCACTATCTTGCCCGCCTGTACACCCTCAAGCCACTTGATGGCACGCTCGTAACGTTCCTTGCGGGTCTCGTAGCCCATACGGTTGGGAAGCGATGCAATCATATTGTAGAGCGCAATATCGGCGGTGTACATGACTAACTGGCGGTTGCGGTCGTCGCCTTCGGTGGCAAAGATGCGGTCGGTGTCATACTTAGGGCGCAGATAACCTGCCACTTCCTCCTGTGCCTCTGCGATGGCGTTGCTGATGTTGTCCGGGTCTGCACCCGTGATGGCCTTGAGCGAAGCTTCGCTGCTCACGACCTTGAAATCTTCCTGCGTGATGAAACTCATAATTTTTTTTAATGTTGAGTGTTGAGTGTTGAATGTTGAGTTGGCGCTGTTACCATGAATTCTTTGGGCGCATTCTCTTCACTATTCTTGGAACGAAGGCGGCTACTCTGCCCTGCTTCTGAAGGATATAGATGGCACCCTCGTCGGCATCGGGTGCATCATCGTGCGCACGGCTGCCATGCTCGAGCGAGAGTGTCTGGTCGATGCCTACCTGCATATCCTCGGAGTCTTTGAGTGCTTCGTTGTAGAAAACTACACCACGCTCCCAGAGTGGAGCTACGGACTCGATACGCTGCAGTTTGTCGGGCTTCTTGCGGTTGTCGGCTGTGATAGGCAGTTGATAGCCGCGCAGGTCGCCTTCAGCAGCAAACTCATCGAGGGCAGTATCCTGCATCAGGTTTGCCTCCATGTAGAACTGGATGCTGGCACCTTCTTCTAAGCTTCGCTCGTAGAGATTGTAGAGCCATCTTACCATGGCACCAGTGGTGTCCTGGCGCACGAAACAGTCTATCAGGTGCAGTTCCTTACCGATACTACCCCAGAGGCGGCACGCCTTGTAGTCATTCTCTGTAGTCGATTTCCAGGACGGGTCGGTATAGCAGACTAAGGCCTCGTACTTCGAGAGTTTCGGCATACGCTTATACTTGATCCATTCATGCCGGAAGATGGTGCCGTCCTTGATAGGATTATGCATCATCTCCTTGTTCCAGTCTCGGTAGCCTACGAATTCACGATAAGCGTCCACCTCCTCGCGGGTCCATTTCTCCTGCCACGTCGGGTCGCCATTCTTATCTACGGCATACACCTTGGAGAGGAATACGCCCTTGGTGTGGGCAATATTGAAGAGCACGGAGTTCTTGGAGATAAGGTTGCCCACCATGATGAAGCGGCCACGGCCCACATCCAAGGAACCGAAGAGGGCTGACTTGACCCATGAGGTAAGTTCACGCACACGCTTCTCGTTCTTGCAGAGCTCATCATCATCGAGGTCGTCGATGACGATATAGTCAGGACGTGCCTCACGGTCGCGCAGACCACGAGGACTCTGACCACGTCCGCAGGCGAGGAACTTGACACCACACTGCGCCTTGAACTCTCCATCGGTCCAGTCGCCACCAGAGAGCTTCTGTTCTCCGAAATCCGCTTTGAGTCGGTCGTTGTATTCTAACTCAGCCTGGATATCACCTAATAGTCGGCAGGCAGCGTTCTCGCTCTTTCCCACGATGACCATGAAGTTGATGAGCCTGAGGGGCTGGAACATGAGCCACAGGGGCAGGAATACGTCCAGATGGGTGCTCTTGGCATGACCACGTGGCCACATGAACACCGCCTTCAGATTGGGCGTTGACTTCACTTTGCGGGCTGCCTGGTTGTGGAACGGCGCATTGTGGATGGTGCGCAGTACCTTGCCGGTAGTCTTATCTTTGAGCTGCAGGAAGTGAGGGAAATAATATTCGCAGAAGGCAGCATAGTCCCTCTGCAGGGAAGCAATACGTTTATTTCGTTCCGTCTTGCTTTCGGGAGCCATGAGCGAGGTGTCGGTGAGTGCTGCTATCTGTTTGCAGTGTTCCCGCCATGCCTCGATGGCCTGTTTCTTTTCAGTCTGTGTTGCCATCCTTCTTTGCTTTATTATTATGTATTAGAGTTCACAACTGAAACCATTGTTCATCTTGTCGGAGATGAAGAGATCCTGGTAATAGTTGAATGTCTTGAGAAGTTCGGGTGTGATGTTCGGGTCGGTCTGTGCGCGGAACTGCATCCATTTCGAGAAGGCCATGAACACCTCGATGGCATCCACCACGTTGGCCTTCTTGTCGAGTTTCTGAATAACGGACGAGAGTTTGGCCAATCGGTCGCCTAATCCGGAAATCTTGTCCGGGTCGCCGGACTCGTTCACCTGACTGATGAGGGTGTCGATGGTGAGGAGGAGTTTGTTGACCAGCTCCGGTCGTGTCACGTTCTTGGCAGCCCGCTGCTCTTTCCATCCCTCCGTGTTTGCCCACTTGGAGATTGTCACTCTGGAAACCTCAATCTGTTCGGCTATCTCTGCCTGTTCTTTACCCGCCATATAGAGGGTTCGGGCGAGGTTCTTCTTGCGTTCTAATTCTGCTTTTGTCATAGTTCGAATATTATTATAATGTGAATAGAAAACCACGGAGGCGTTTGATGCCCTGCTGGTTTTGATACTGCAAAATTGCGACTTTTTGGGCAATCTGCAAAAATAGTGTGCAGCGGTTTCATAGAAGTGTGCAACCATTTCATACTTTTTTGGAGGTTATGCGAAAAGTTAGTAATATTGCAGTCGAAAAAACTTTTAAAGGCTTTTTAAAGGTAAAAAGGTAAAAAAGTAAAAAGGTAAAAAGAGCCTGCTTGCTTTTAAAGGTAAAAAGGTAAAAAAGTAAAAAGGTAAAAAGAGCATTCTTGCTTTTTGAAGATAAAAAGGTAAAAAAGATATGAGCAAAGGTAAACGAGTAAGAATCAGTAATGAGAGCGTCAACTGCTACGGCACTCGAATTCTTACACCGGGTATAGACTTGGCACAGTACCAGCGAAACCCCGTGCTCCTCTATATGCACGAGCGCGGCAAGGTGATCGGTATGGTGAAGGATCTGAAGGTGGAAGGTCAGGACGTGACGGGTGAGCTGGTGTTCGATGAAGCTACGGAACTGTCTAAGCAACTGAAGAAGCAATGGGAGTTCGGTAGCGTGAAAATGGTGAGCGCGAACTTTCAGATCTTAGAGATGAGCGACGACAAGCAGTTGCTCGCAGAGGGCCAGCAGAGACCTACGGTGACGAAATCTAAGCTCATCGAGGTGAGTGTGGTGGATATTGGCGGCAATGATGACGCTATCGTGCTCACTCACGAAGGTAAGACAATCTCACTTTCAGCAGGACAGGACTCCATCGACGGTGTTCTTCCTCTATTAGATAATGTAAGTAAAACCCCATTAAAAAAGAAAGAAATGGAATTAAAAGATTTAGCAATCAAGTTGGGTCTGAAGGAGACCGCGACAGAAGAAGAAGTGAATCAGAAGCTCGTGAGCCTCAGTCTCGCGGCAGGTAAGGTAACCGCCTTGGAGACTCAGGTGCAGACGCTTCAGGCGCAGCAGCAGGCGGTGGAGTTGGCTGCTATCACACGTGCGGTGGAAACTGCCATTACCGAGAAACGTCTTGCTGCAGGCATGAAGGATCACTTCGTGGAATTGGGCAAGAAGTTGGGTCTGGATCAGCTGAACGTCACCCTGTCTGCCATGCAGCCTCAGGGTAAGATTACGGCTACCCTGCACCGAACCGACAAGGGTAATATCGTGGCAGAACCACAAGACTACTCCAAGTATGAGAAGCTGAGTGCCGTGCCTGCCAATGTGATGATGGATCTGCACGACAATCATCACGACGAATTCGTACGACTCTACAAGGCGGAGTATGGATTTGAGCCTGCGTAATGTTTAAAGGTAAAAAGGTAAAAAAGTAAAAAGGTAAAAAGAGCATTCTTGCTTTTTAAAGATAAAAAAGATATAACTATGAATAAGAAAACATTTATCAAGATTGCGTCGGCATTGATTTTTAATGCCATCGTGGGTGGAGTGATTGCAGTGTTGTTGGGTTTTGGTCCTTTGGGCGGTGCAGTTGTGGCTTGTCTTATCGCCATTGCTATCCCTGGCTTTATGCCTGAGGATGCAGCGTGTGACGGTGTACTGACCGAAGTGTGGACGGGTGAACTGATTAGGGCTCTCCGTGGAAAGCTGGATGCATCATGGCTCAACGGAGTGCCAGACCAGAGTTCTATCGTTAATAATGACGTGATCCACCTGGTAGATGTGGGTGCAGATCCGCAGGTGCTCATCAATAACACCACGTATCCATTGGACATCCAGGAGTTAGAGGACGGCGACAAGACCTTCTCGCTCGATAAGTTCCAGACTAAGGTGGTACCAGTGACCGACGATGAGTTGTATGCGCTCTCCTACGACAAGATGTCACGCGTGAAGGAAAGCTGCGCCAACGCCCTGAATGACGCTAAGTACGCCAAGGCTGCTCATGCGCTCTGTCCTACCAAGAATACAGACAAGACTCCTGTACTCGTGACTACCGGTGCGGTGGATGCTGCTACCAAGCGTATCAAGCTCTGTGTCGATGACATTGTAGCCCTCAAGCGTAAGCTCGACGCATTAGGTGTGCCAGTGACTGACCGCCGCCTTGTGCTCTGTACTGACCACGTGAACGACCTCTTGGAGACTGATCAGGCGTTTAAGGAGCAGTATAACATCAACCGCAATGACGGCACCGTAGGTCGCCTCTATGGCTTCGATATCTACGAGTATGGCGCTTGCCCTACCTACAGTACTGCAGGTGTGAAGAATGCAGTGGGCGCAACGCCTAAGGCGGGCGAGTTCCAGTGTTCATTCGCTTTCTATGTGCCTCGTGTGTTCAAGGCTACAGGTACTACCAAGATGTACTACAGTCCTGCAGAGAACGACCCTCAATATCAGCGCAACCTGCTTTCTTATCGCCATTACTTCATCTGTATGCCTAAGAAGGAGGATGCCGGTGGTGTCATCTACAGCGGCTACAAGGCTTCTTAAAGGTAAAAAGGCTTTTTAAAGGTAAAAAAGTAAAAAGGTAAAAAGGTAAAAAGAGCCTTCTTGCTTCAAATCTTTATTATATTATAAGTTAGTTATTAGTTAAAATGGTTTGAAAGGCGATGACAGACATCATACTAAACATACTGCAGTGGGCTATCCCATCGGGCGGCATTGGTGCTGCCATCGCCTGGATAGCCAATCGAAAGGTGAAGGAGGCCGAGCAGGCGAAGCGCATACATGACACCTTCAAGGAGATGTATGGCGACGTGAGCAAGGAACTCCTGGCAAAACAAAAAGAACTGAATGATGCAGCAGAAGATAATGCAAAGGCTATCGAGGAACTCAACAAGGAGAACGCCCGCACCCGCTATGCACTCAATAGGCTCACACGGGCTATCGAAGCTATTCAGCTTTGTCCTCATCGTGCTTCTTGTCCTGTCAGCAGCGAGCTGCAGAACCAAGAAGACGATGGTGACACAGACGCAGCAGACGGGGCTGGTAAGCAGCGTAAGCCGAGACAGCAGCGTAAGCCGAGACACGATGCAGGTGGCGAGTCAGACAACGGGAAATCTGACGACTGACCAGCAGTGGCAGCAGGCGTGGCTCATCAAGCCATTGGAAGGCGGCGGGTATCGTATCGAGGGCTCTGGCACGGCGAAAGCTCAGGCTAAACTCGAAGGCGAAAATAACTCCTGTACTACTTCGGTAAATTCTTCTTCTAAGGTCAGGCGAACGGCGTTAGAAAGCAATTATAATAGCGTAGAAAGCGTGGAAGAGAAGAAGCCTCCCGAACGTGGTAAGGGTTCGTTGATAATAATAATTTGTGTGTGGTTAGGGGTAGCCCTTGCGGGTTGTCTATTAGTAAGTTATCATAAAAAGTAATCAATATGGAAAATATATTGGACGGTACTGATCTTATCCTCTCCGTGAATGATGGCGCATTGGCCTTCAGTACAGGTTGTAAGATTACCACCTCTGCTGAGACGGGTGAACGTATGACCAAGGAGGCTGCGGGTGCGAAGTGGAAAGAGAAGTACGTGAAGAGTTTCTCGGAGAGTATCTCTGCCGACGGCCTGGTATGTACGGACGCTGATACGGGTGCTCCTACCTACGACCAGTTGAAGGACCTGATGCTGAGTGGTACTCCTGTAACCTGCAGCTATAATATCCGTGAGGCTGGCAAGCGTACCGGTAAGACGGCTGGTGGTTATAAGGGTAAGTACATTATTACCTCTCTCGATCTGGACGGTCAGGCGGGTGATGATGCCAAATACACCGTACAGCTGGAGAACTACGGTAAGGTGGAGAAACAGACTGACGGTTTGCAGAGTGGTAGCGCAAGCAGTGCTACAGGGCATTCTGAAGAATTGAGTTAAAAGATACTGTTTTCATTTTTCTTTAAATATTGTATGTATTAATGAAAAAAACGCTGATCAATGTAGGCGGCAAGGAATTGCCTTGCCGCCTCTCGATGGGAGCGATGCTCCTGTTTAAGAGAAATCTGCAGAAAGACGTGAGCGACATGGACGCTAACAACATAGAAGAGTTACTGATGTTCATGTGGTGTTGTGTCGTGGCTGCCTGTAAGGCCGACGGAGTGGAGTTTGATGTCGATTTCGAGACTTTCTGTTGTCTGATCACTCCGGACGACGTGAGTGCCTGGAATGCGGCAATGAATGAAGAGAGTGAGAAAAAAAAAGCCGAGACGAAGCCATAGGCTCTGACTCGGAGAAATATGAACCCACGGATGTGGAACATCTGTTGGGTATCGCGATGGGGTGTATTGGTATGAGTATGGATGACTTTTGCCGATGCACCCCTTCGGAGTTTTACGCAGCGTATGAGGCGTGGAACGAAATGCAGACAAGCAGGGAGCGAGGCAGGTGGGAACGCATAAGGATGCAGTGCCTCTGCAGTATGCAGCCTTACTCCAAGTCGAAGCTCACGCCACAGGACATCATGAAGTTCCCATGGGAAGGAAGTGAGGAGCGAAGAGTGAAGAAAGAAAAGCCGATGAGCCATGAGGAAATCATGGAGAGGTATCGGGCAGCGAAGAAACGGGCGGGATTATAGTAGGAGCTATATGTTGTCATCCTGACAGAGCATGAGCGCCCATAATAAGAAACTTATACACGAGACAATGCCACAAAGGATTAACAAGTCAGAAGCCCAGCCAGGTGTCTTTGCTCCCATAACCCAGTCACAGAGAACCAGTCCTATGAGAAAACTCACGACGGCAATCCAGCCGCAGATGGTTCTGTCTTTCATTGGTGTAACTTTATATTCTGCCATAATGATGTTTAATTATTAACACGCTGCAAATATAATAAAAAGAATCGAATAATCAAAATTATAAAGCAAAAAATATGAGTAACGAGGTAAGATTTAACATCCGGCTTACTATTGACGGCAAGGAAAAGGTGGTGACAGCTACCACGGCAGTCGATAACTTGCGTCGTGTAGTCGATGAAGCAAAAGGAGCTACCGGTGCGCTACAAGAGCAACTCATTAATACCAATCAGATAGTGGAGAAATGGAATAATGTCTCTAATGCTATCGGACAACTGTCATCGGTATTGAATGATTTTACTGCCGAAAGTCGCAGCTTCGGTGGTGCTATGGCGGCTGCTAATACCATGGCAGGAAAGGGTGGTGAGGATTTTGCTAAACTGAAAGAGCAGGTAGCCGAACTCTCTCACGAGATTCCTGTTGCCCGTGATGAGTTAGCGAACGGCCTCTATCAGGTTATCTCCAATGGCGTGCCAGAGGACAACTGGATAGCTTTCCTTAATAAGTCGGCCCGTGCCTCTGTGGGCGGTATTGCTGACCTTGGCGAGACCGTGAAAGTTACTTCTACCATTATCAAGAACTACGGATTAGACTGGGATGCTGCTGGTTCTATCCAGGATAAGATACAGCTTACTGCCAAGAATGGCGTTACTTCATTTGAACAATTAGCGCAAGCCTTGCCACGTGTCACCTCTCAGGCTTCTACGCTTGGGGTAAGTATTGATGAACTGATGGCTACCTTCAGTACCTTGACGGGCGTATCTGGTAATACTGCCGAGGTGAGCACCCAGTTGGCGGCTATCTTTACGGCTCTTATCAAGCCTTCGAGCGAAGCTGCAGAGATGGCGCAACAGATGGGTATTCAGTTTGACGCTGCCAGTATCAAGGCGGCTGGTGGTATGGAGCAGTTTCTTCAGCAACTCGGAAAGAGTGTACAGGAGTATTCTAAGTCGAGCGGCGTGCTGGAGCAGGAGGTGTATGGTAAACTTTTCGGATCAGCAGAGAGTCTCCGTGCCTTAACGCCGCTGATGGGCAATCTGTCGGATAAGTTTAGCGAGAATGTGAATGCCATGAAGGATAGTGCCGGTACCATCGATGATACTTTTGATATTATGGCAAGCACAGGAGCCGCAAAGCTGCAGCTAATCAATAATAAGTTGGGCGAATATTCCGACATGCTGCAATCATCTATAGGTAACGTATTGCCTTATATTAATGTTGCGGCACAAATGGCTACAGGTGCAGCTGCAGCAGTATCGCTATCGAAGTCGTTTAATCTCTTGGCAGTGTCATCAAAGTTGGCAAGAACAGTGGTGGCTATGTTTTCTCCTATTGTAGAGGTTTGTTCTGCCACCATGCGAGGTGCCACCGTGAGTGCTACGACCTTGAAGCTCGCTATCCGTAGCCTGATGATCTCAACGGGTGTAGGCATCGCTATCGTGGCTCTTACCGAGGCTATCAACTACCTCATGAATAGCAGTGATGATGCAGCCAAGAGTGTGGATAATCTTTCGGAAGCAGAGCAGCGGGCCAAGATGGCTCATCAGCAGACGGCACAGCAGATGGCGAGCGTGCGCAGCGAGATGACGCAGAATATCGCTGCCCTGAAGAACTTCAAGGGAAGCAAGGAACAGGAAAAGGCGATGGTGCAGCAGATGAACACCAAGTATGGCGAGGCGATGGGTTACTACTCCACCGTGAGCCAGTGGTATCAGACGCTTACTGCCAATTCTAAGGCCTACTGCGACCAGATGATCAATGAGATTACCATCCGCAACCTTGCCAACCAAGCAGCTGACCTGCAGCAACAGCGGTACGACTACACACATGATAAAAACGGAAAGGTTAAAAAATTTAGTGAAGAAAAGCAAAGGGGATTCGTAAAGGCTGAAGAAGGTGATCCTGGTGCGTTTCGTATGGGTAGTGGATGGGCCCGAAAATACGAAACCAGCCAGAAGGCAGAGGCGGACAAGGTGGTAACTAACCTGTATCGGCAGGAACAGAACCTGAAGAAGCGCATGGAAGCCCTCGTTAAGCAGAACCAGAATATCAACTATAAGCATACTGCAGGATATAGTGCTACACCTCCCGCCGTCAATATCTCAACCGGTTCGACTGGTAATGCCAGAGGCGGTAATGCCCATACGGGGAATACTCCTGCAGTAACTGAGGATAAAAAAGCCTTAGAAGGTAGTATCGACTGGTATGAGGAGAAAATCAACGAGAAGCAGAAGGAACTCAACGCTACTGCCGACAAGGTTACTGCCCGTGCTCTGAATGCTGAAATGGAAGGACTCCAGCGCCAGCTGTATATGCTGAAGGTGGATGTCGGCATCGAGGACGTTCCGAAGATTGACGTAAAGGCTTTTGCAATCAACCTGAAGGCTCAGCTGGATGAAGAAATAGAGGCAATGCGCCAGAGACTGTCAGATAAGCCACTTGTCATCAATACAGAAGTGGAAGCCAAGGCACGGGATTATGACCATATCTCCTCACTCTTCAATATAAACGTAAGCAACTTTGAGAGTGTGCGTACCGGCTTGGCTGATATCAACGGCATAAGCGACTCTACTGCCAAGGGCATGGCGGCGGCTGGAGCCAGCTGTGAGATGTTGGGTTCTGCCCTGCAGCAGTTGGGCGGAGATTCAGCAGCAGCCAAGGCTGGTATGATGGCTGCAGCCATCGGCCAGTTTGTTCTTTCCTTTGCGCAAGCCATGAGTACCTGTAAAACCTGGATAGACTGGCTTGCTTTCGGTATTTCGGGAACGGCGCAGCTTACGAGCATTATATCCACCATCAGTCAGTTTGCTACCGGTGGTATTGTTGGTGGCAATCAGACATCGGGCGATAAAGTCTTGGTAAGAGTCAACTCTGGCGAGATGATCCTGAATGCAGCCCAGCAGGCACGACTCTTTGCCATTGCCAACGGTGCGGCGGTACAGGGTGTGTCGGTGAATACTGCAGGACTGCAGGGCATCGGTAGCGGCATGAGCGCAACTCTTGGCATCAGCGGCCGACTCCGTGGACGTGATATAGTGATGGCGGTAGCGAACGAAACGAGAAGCAATCGCAGACGTAGTAACATTAAAATTTAGAAACTATGCTTTTTAGTGGAACTTTTTATAACGATCAGAATGATGCGATTACGGTAGTGATCCTCACAAAGGGTGACAATACGAAACGAGTGGAAATTGGCAACGAAAAGGATGGTATATTCTTTACCGATGACCCTGTGGAGATTACTTCGCAGGTAAACGATACGTTTGATCACCTCCTTTGCTATCAGGCAAGCGTACGCCTGTTGTGCAAGAATTTCGTGCCGGACTTCTTCTGTAGTTCCTGCCGTGATGCTGTGGTGAATATCCTCAGAAACGAGGAATGTATTTTTGCAGGGTATATAGAGCCGCAGGCGTTTAGCCAGGGCTATAATGAAGACTACGACGAGGTGGAGCTGACCTGTATCGACTGCCTTTCTGCCCTCTCTTATTCCAACTATCGGAATGTGGGAGCTGCAGCGGTTCTTTATGATGCGCTCAAAGGTAAGGCGGCGCAGCGTACTTTCTATGATATCATCGCAGAAATACTGAATGATGTAGGCGAAGCGGCTAATTATGTGGGAGGAGGTGCGTTTGAAATCTGGTATGATGGTTCAAAAGCGTTGAGTAACGAGACTGGTGAGGAAGTGTATAATATATTCCGGAACATCAGTATCAACGAATTACTGTTCTTTGGCGATGAGGAGGATGATGTGTGGACACAGGAAGACGTGCTGGGTGAAATACTGAAGTATCTCAATCTTCATATCGTGCAGGAAGGAACCGACTTTTACATATTCTCCTGGGAGTCGATACGCAACAGGTCTTACGTGGATTTCTATACTATAGATAATGGTATCGTGGGAAATATTCAGATACCGACACTCTTGGTGGGTAAGGATATCGAGGTGTCTGACTGCGATACGAAAATCAGCATCGGAGAAACATACAATGAGCTGCTGCTTACTGATAACGTGACGGAGGTGGATGACATGATAGAAAGTCCGCTTGATGATGAGTCTTTAGTTGCTGCAGGTAACTTCCAGAAATACATGACCGAGTATATAGCTGAAGGTGAAGGAAAAACTGCCTATAACAGTATGAAGGCTATGACAACGGGTGGAAAAACGGACTGGCAGGATGCCAGTCAGGTGGACTGGTTCTGCTGGCCTAAGGCTGTGACGAACTGGAAGTTCTACGGAATAGAAAATGGCGAACGTGTGGATATGTACGAGAAATATCCTGCCAATGGAATCAGGCAGCAGGATATCCTGGATAAAGGTCTTACTGCCGGAATCGGTGCGTGCGTGTGTGCTTTCGGCAAGATAGAGCGCAAGAATGGCGGCAATACGTCTTCTCTCGTTACTTCGGTAAGCATGGATAACTATCTGATCATTTCTACCATGGGCGGAAGCGGTTCGCCAAGCGAGGAGGATATCCTTAAGTCCTGTCCTGTGGCAGAATATACCGGGAATAAGAGCGGAGGTACTTTTTCGCCTACAGATAGTGATACGATAAATTATATCGTGATTAGTGGAAAGATGGTTCTTAATCCTGTGATGAATGTCACGGATGTCTTTGGCCGTATGTCACTCGAAGCGAGCTGGAATTTTCCAGTTGTACCTCCTTATTGGCATGAGACCGTACCGAGTCGTAATAATAAAGACGGAAGGTATTATACCCGTAAGTACTGGTACTCCGAACAGTGGAACGAGGAACCGGTGGGTTATGGCGAAGCTAATAACGCCGATAGTGCTCATTCTTTCTATCCTTATACAGGCACAGGTCCTCAGGAACACGAATACAAGTATAGCGCAGTTGGTACTGCTACTGATACGATTAAAAGAGTGGGCCTTATATCCTGTATGCTCATTATCGGCGATAAATGCGTCGTAGAATGCAATAAGGGCGATAAGAATGCAGTAGGCGGCACGAGCCAGGGTGAAGGCGATACGGATGATTTCGTATGGAAGAAATACAAGGAGCGGAGCGAATGTGCGACGGATGATGAGTATTACGCACAGAGCTTCACGATTGGTATTGATCCGAAGCTAAAGGACAAGATTATAGGCACGGAGTTTGAGATCCGCAAGAATGCTCCATACACAAAGGGTATTACTGCAGAGGGTACTGCGATACCTATCCGTATGTCTGACCACGTAAGCGGCAGCGTGCAGTTTAAAATACTCGGGCCTGTGAATGCGGAATGGAATGAGGTAACGAGAAGGCATCCGTCCTTCTGGCGACATACTAAATGGTTCCAGGATAGCCATCTGCTGCTGCAGGAGATCAATAGCATCATGCTCAAGGAGTTCAAGGTGGAGGTGATTAGTGATAACGGCAAGATAGGTGCCGTGAGTGACGAAAAGGATATCGTATATAAGAGCGACACCGGCGAAAGTTTCGTCAACCGGAAGGACGACCTGGAGTTTCGGATCACTACCGCACTCACCTCAAAGGAGTGTAAGGCGTTGGGTGTAAATAATGCGGTAAAACTATCATCTCCGCAGAACGAGAAAGACAAGAATGCTCTTACCTCCATCTATGACCGCAATCAGAACTTAGCGGACAAGCCGGAGAAGTTATACGTGGATGCTTACTGGAAGGAATGGCATGAACCGAGGGTGGTAATGACGCAAAATGTCATCGAGCCAAAGAAGGGTCTTAGCTTTGTAAATATCTTTAGCGTCCCAGTGATCGGTAAACGGTTCTATGTGCAGGGTATAGACAGAAACCTTACTGAGGGTACTGCAGTGGTGACGATGAGAGAGTTGTTCTAAAGTAATTTTAATAGTGTTATAAAAGGATTATAATATGATAGAAATTAAAACTTATAGCAAGCCGAAGAAGACGGGAAGTTCGGGTGGTTCTTCTTCCTCGACTAAGTATATATCCGGAGTTATATCTGAAGCTGAGCACGCTGGCAGGGCTGATAAGGCTAAACGGGCAGAAGTTGCAGATCAGGCAAATTATGCCGGTACTGCAGCATCGGCACAGAATGCAGCCTACGCCTCCGAGGCGGGCAACCTTCGTGAGGATGCGGAAATATTACAGCAGTATTTGAGTCTGAAAGATACTGTGGATCCTCAGGTAGTGAACGGTATGGTGATCTTTGCGAAAGGTTTTATGGTCAATCTGCTCGCACAACTGAAGGGTGGTGCAAGTTTTGGATCAGACGGTTTGTATTCGTTTGACAAAGATGGCAATCTCGTCATCGAAAGTGCGCATTCACGTGACTTCGACGAAATGCTACAGAATGGCTTTGCCCTGAAGCGCAATCCTACGTCGGGCAAATATACACTTTCCATCTCTGACCTGATCGTATGGGGGCGCATGGTTATCAATACCCTCGAAATCCGTAAGAAATACGCCATCGGAGGCAACGTATATCTCAGTGGTGCTTCCTCCAAGATACAGCACGTGGAGAAGGTTTACTCTGAAGATGGCGAGATGGTTGTCGGATATAAGTGTTATATACTTAAAGACGATGGCACTATGGCAACCCAAAATGGATGGGTGGTGGGAGACCAAGCCCTCTGCCAAACTTTTGACATTGAGGAGGGCGTTTATCAGAACGTTAGTAACCAATACTACTGGAGACTGGTTACGCAGGTGAGCGAGGAAAATGTCGCTATCACGGAAAAATATATAGACAAGGATGGTAATGAACAGATTCGTGAGCTTTACGAGGGGCAGAAGTTCGCCTGGGTCATCCTGTCCAAAGACGATTGTGATACAAACAGTGGCAT